GCGGCGCGGGGGGGAGTGGCACAGCGGCGACCTTCGCCAGCAGGGCCGCGGCCGGGTGGGGCTGCGCGGCCTGCTCCGCCACCGTGCCGTTCAGGGTCAGGGCGGGATCCGGTACCCAGCCGCGCTGCTCGGCGAGCCAGTAGATTGTCCCGGCGCCGACGCTATGCGGCCGCAGCGAGGTCCAACGCCGCTCGGGCGTGTCAGAGCGCCCGGACTGGCCCGACTTCCGGGACTGGCGTGACCAATCGAGCCAGAGGTCGCGCCCCTCCTCGCCAAGGGCCGCTTTGATCGCCGCGCCGACGGTGATCCACTCATTGCCGGGCAGGTCGTCATTCGGCAGCCAGGCCAGCGCCGCCGCCATGGCGTCCCGCGTGCCCTTCGGGTCACTCGGGCCGCGCCAGGCGCTGGTCGGTGCGTCCGCCAGAATCGAGTTGACCCGGACCTCGTCGGGCACGAGCCGCCAGGCAGCGTCGAGGAAGGCGGCGCATCCCGCTTCGTCCACCACAGGGAGGCGCGAGAGCGGCAGCTCCACCAGGCTGTCCTCCGGCCAGTCATAGGGGCGGCCGGTGTCGGGGTGCACCGCATAGGCGACGAATTGCTGGCCGCGCGCCAGCAGCTCGAGGGGATGGCGCTTGCGGCCGGCGAAAGGCGTGGCCGCGCGATAGACCAGCAGCCGCTTCGGGGCGCGGCCGATGCGCAGGCAGGGCGTGTCGCCCAGCATGGAGGCCGCGAGGTCGGCGAGCTGGATGGCGAGCGCGCCGTCCAGGATATCGATGTCGATGCCCACCACGGCGCCGGTGGCGATGCCGACACCGCACCCGGGCCAGCGCCGCCAGATGTCCACCTCGAAGGACTTCGTCGGCCTGTCGCAATGCCGGGTCCAGTCGGGATAGAGCGACCACTCGCCCCCGCGGAACTGCCCCGGCACCTTGGTGCCCGGCATGATCGGGATGACGGAGTAGCCGTTGTCGACCAGCCGCTCGCCATAGTCGGCCATGAAGGAGGTCTGGGTCACGCCCGCCCTCCCACCACGAGCGGCGGCGCAGGATGTCGCCCCTGATTCAGCCGCCGAGCGAGCTCGTCCTGGTAGGCCGTGATGATTACCTCGAGCAGCGTCAGCCACTCGGCTTCGGTCAGCACTGCGAGGTCGGTCTTCCCGATGCTGTCCAGGTACTCCCCGGCCATGGGGCTGGCAGCCGCGATGGCGGCGATCTCGTGCTCGTCAGGATCAACCACGCCCCACCTCCGGCAGAGCGCGCTCATGCAGCGCATGGAACAGGCCGGGAGCGGCTCGGAGGTCCGAATGCGCGGATCGAACCAACCGAAGCCGCGGGCGGTGCGAAGGCGACAGGCGGCACATCTCACACGAACCTCGCGGCGGCGATCTCGGTGTATTGGCCCGCGGGCCGGACCTGGATCGCGATCGGACGACGGAGCTGGTCCACCTGCTGCAGGGCCTCGTCGACCGTCGCCGGCGGCGGCAGATTGCCGGCGCGGCGCCGCCACCAGCCCACCGCCTTGTCGCGTGGGAACCCGGTGTGCTCGAAGCAGACCCACTCGCTGTGCCGCGCCAGGCCGCACTCATAGGTGACGCGCAGCGACGCCGGCTTGCCGGGCTTCTCGTGGCGCGCGTAGCTGATCCCTGTGACGTCGGACCAGGTCGCCTGGACCTGGGTCGAGAGCAGCGCGTTCGACGCCGCCTGCGGCGCCACCTTCACCACCGGCGGCGGGAACTCGTGGTCGCACTCGATGCAGCGTCGCACGCTGGCGTGGTTGATGGTCTGGCATTCCGGGCAGACCTTGATCGGCGCCTCGCCCGGCTCTTCCGACTTCTCCTTCTTCCGCCCGTCGACCGTGTCGATCGGGCCGTGCCGCGCCGTGTTGCCGGCGAAGTCCAGCACCAGGCAATCGTCCTTTCCCTCGGCGAGACGGGTGCCGCGGCCGACCATCTGGACGTAGAGGCCCACGCTTTTCGTGGGACGGAGTAACGCGATGAGGTCCACCCCCGGGGCGTCAAAGCCGGTGGTGAGCACGTTCGCGTTGGTGACGCAGCGCAGCCGCCCCGCCTTGAAGGCCGCCAGGATGGCATCGCGCTCGGGGCCGGGCGTGTCGCCGGTGACGGTCTCGCAGCTGACGCCATGCTCGCGGATGGCGTCGCGGACGTGGCGGGCATGGGCGACGCCGGAGCAGAAGACCAGCCAGGAGCCGCGTCCCTCGCCGTGCTGGACGATCTCGGCCACCGCGGCACGCGTGACCTCGTCGCGGTCCACCGCCGCCTCGAGGTCCTTGGCGATGAATTCCCCGCCGCGGGTGCCGACGCCGCCCACGTCGAGTTGCGTCGTGGTCTGCTTCGGAACCACAGGGCAGAGATAGCCCTGCTGGATCATGTCCAGCACCGGCACCTGGAATGCGATGTCCGTGAAGAGACGATCCTTGCCCTCGTGCAGCATGCCGCTGTCGAGCCGATAGGGCGTCGCCGTGAAGCCGACGACCTTCAGCAGGCCCGCGTTGATCTCGTTCAGCTGCGCCAGGAAGGAGCGGTACATGCCGCTGTCGCCGCGTCCGAGCAGGTGCGCCTCGTCGATCAGCACGAGGTCGCAGCGCTGCACCTGCCGCGCGTGGCGGTGGATCGACTGGATGCCGGCGAAGAGGATCTGCGCGTGAATGTCGCGACGGGACAGGCCGGCCGAGTAGATGCCGGCCGGCGCCTCGGGCCAGGCGCGGAGCAGCGCTATGAAGTTCTGCTGGATGAGCTCCTTTACGTGGGTAAGGATCAGCACGCGGGTGTCGCCGTAGGCGTCGATGGCCTCGCGCGTGAAGCCGGCGATGACCACAGACTTCCCTGTGCCGGTCGGCATCACGATCAGCGGGTTGCCCACGCTGGCGGCGAAGTAGTCGTAGAGCGCCTCGATAGCGGCGCGCTGATAAGGGCGGAGGGAGAGGGTCATGGCGCGGCCTTCGGCATCGGCCGATGCTCACCGCACCAGTCATCCGCCTCCGTGATCGGCCATGCGGCGTTGAGGGAGGGAAACGCGTCGCCCGAAGCGTCATGGCGTGCCGGCGTCGGCGCATGGCGACGGCATTCGGCATCCGTCTCCGACGTCAGACGGCCATAATCGCGTGTCCAGAACCGACAGGTCTCGCACATCGGTGCTGGCCAGCCTGGCGAGGCCGGCGGGGTCTCGGTCCCGCTCATGCCGCCACCCCGTCGCGCCAGACGGTGTTGTCGGGCAGCCGGTAGCTCACCCAATCCTCGCCGGCGTCGAGCTGCTCGGCGGCGACGAAGTCGGGCAGATAGAGGTGCGCAGCGCAGCCCGCCTCCTGGTCGCGCCGGTCGAGCGGGGCGTTGTGCCGGGCGCAATTCCAATCACCGCCCTGGACCGCCGAGGCATGCAGGCAGGAGCGGCAGTGCCGCTCCGGCGCGGCGCCGCCATGGCAGACGGCGTGGTGGTCGCAGACCCGGCACTGCCACCAGGTCGGATCCTGGCTGATGCGGGCCGGCGGCCGGGCCGCGCCGATGATGCGCGCGGCCTTCGCCAGGATCCGCAGCCCGGCCTCTGCGTCGTGCCGGATGCGCTCCTGGTAGAGCTCGTCCGTGTCCTTGCAGACCGCCAGGTAGAAGGCGCGATCGAGGCCGGCGAGCTGCATGTAGGCCTGCATCTGTGCCCAGTGCAGCGGCTTCGACGCGGCGACGCCCTCGGCCTTCAGCTTGGCGAAGGACTTGGCGCTGTGGGTCTTGAACTCGCAGACGTGCCAGGTCGCCGGGGCCTCGGGGAAGCCCTTGGCGACCGCGTCCATGCTGCCGCCGAAGTGGCCACCAGCGTCGCGGAGGTTCCACTGCCGGCCGGTCGCCGGATCCACGTCCAGCACGGTGACGCCGATGCGCCGCAGATCGGCGACGAAACGCGCCTCGGCCAGGTGGCCCGTCTCGAAAAGTCGGAGGAGCCGGCCGGTGTGCCAGGCGCGCGTTGCCCAGCGGAAGGTGTACCAGATCGCGCGCTCGCACTCGGCGCCGATCAGCGAGGCGCCGAGATGTGCGCGATAGCCGGCATCCGCGGCCGCCTCGTAGGCGGCATAGATGGCGGTGACGGTGGGGCTCGACGGCGGTGGAAGGACGGCCATGGCTGGTCCCGCAGGGAGGAAGGAGGGGCCGGCGGGGGAGTCCGCCGGCGGTGTCGTCAGCCGTTGCGGCGCCAGGGCGGCGTGGCAGCGGCACCGGGGCGGGTGCCCGCCGGGGGCGCCGCCACGGTCGCGCGCGGCGCCGCAGCGGCCGGGCGTGGCGCGACCCCGCTGGAGGCGCCTGCCGACGCCGCGGAGTAGCCGGCCACCTCGTTCCGCGCCTCGCGGTAGATGCCGGACTTGTCGTTGCCGGCCGGCTTGACCTTCAGGGTCACGATCAGCGGCTTGAAGTGCAGCTGCTCGCTGTCGCTGACGTGGACCTGGCCGACCGCATGGCAGATCGCGGAGAGGTGCCTCTGCGCG